CCTATATTTTTAACGTGTGAATGGATTCGAAGATGGACAAGTTAGCAAACGAGATCGTTGAGCGACCAAACCATTATATCCGTGGCGGCTTAGAGTGTTTTCACACGTTTCGCCAGGTACAGGGTGATGACAAGGCAGTTGCTTTTGCACTGGGCAATGTCTGGAAATACATCTGGCGAGCAACCGGCGATGACGCAAAGCATCAGGAGCTTGCAGGGCAAATCGAAGATTTAGAGAAGGCTGCGAAGTACATCCGGTTAGCAGTGGAGGTGCTTAAAAATGAAACCCCGTAACAAATGGGGAAAACGCAATCGGTACGCAAGTTCCAATGCGGATATCCCAAAGGTTGATTGTCCTTTTTGCGGAAGCCGAAAACTACGTACTCATAGCCGAAAGAATAAAGCTGGCATGAGCTACTGGGTGCAGTGCGAGTGCGGAGCAAAAGGTGTAACGGCAGCAACTAGACGTTCGGCATGTGCGGCGTGGAACAAGAGAGCGTCGGTTAAACCACCAGTAGCTCATGCGTTTCATCGTGTTATCGAAGATTGTAAGCCGTGCTGTTGTTGTGACTCAAAGCCTGAAGTTTTGAGCTACAACGTCGGATCACAGATTAGATGTACGAATCCAAGGTGTTATACAGCGATTGGCTTTGATCGTGGACGGTACAAGCAAGCAGAACTAATTGAAATGTGGAACAGCCTTCATGAGATAGGCGAAGGCAGTGTGAAAGCAAGGAAGCTTAGAGATGAAGATAATCAAACTGTGTAACCGTTGTAACGAAGAGTACACCGATGTCAGGTGCTGTCCTAAGTGTGGATGCCCGGAGTTCAGGATAAAGAAATGATAACAGTCGGAGAGTTGTTCGCCGGGATTGGAGGCATTGGGTTTGGTTTGGAGATGACGGGCGGCTTTGAAGTTAAGTGGCAGGTAGAGCGTGACAAGTATGCTTTACAGGTCCTGGAAAAACATTGGCCGGAAGTTGTAAGGCATAACGATGTCCTTACGTTTCCTCCTGATGACAGCGACTCGTGGAATGTGGATTTAATTTGTGGAGGATTTCCTTGTCAGGACATTTCTAATGCTGGCAAGAGAGAAGGATTAGATGGTGAAAGAAGTGGACTCTTCTATGAAATTGTGCGAATTGCAAAAAGACTCAGACCAAAATACTTACTCTTGGAAAACGTCTCAGCTCTCCTTATTCGGGGGATGGGAGACGTACTCGGAGAGCTGGCCTCGGTCAGCGGTGATAACGACGAGCCTTACTTCAAGCGGCTGGAGTACCACTGCATACCGGCTGCCGCCGCTGGTGCGCCTCACCGACGTGATCGCGTCTTCATATTGGCCTACGCCGATAGCGACAGACGGGACGAAGTGTCCAAGCGGCAGTCTATCGCGTGCCGTTCGACCGGATCTGAAATTCAGTCACAGAAAAACCGGCAGGACGGAGTTTATACCAACCCCGGCAGCACAAGATGGCAAAGGAGCAGCGTCGAAGAGATTCAGAGGATCGAAACATTATCGAGGCAACTTAAAAGAATGGGTCAGGAATTCAGAAACGGACACTGGAAAACTGACGCCGGAATTCACCGCTTGGCTGATGGGGTTCCCCGCCGGGTGGACAGACTTAGGTGCTTAGGAAATGCAGTAGTTCCGCAAGTGGCACAGTTTATTGGTGAAATGATATTGGAGGAAGATCGTGATTTCTAGTTGTCCGTTTTGTAATTCATCAGCAGTGCAAGTACTTGAAAACTCAGATTCGTGTTGGGTCAATTGCATGGATTGCAATGCAGATGGTCCAGTAACAGAGAATATAGATCAGGCGATTTTGGAATGGAATAGAGCAGGAGTTACCAATGGGCAAGATGCAGCGTGACAAAGGAGCCAGGGGCGAGAGACAACTGGCAGAGAAGCTTTCAAAGCTGCTTGGGGTGGAGGCGTATAGGTCGTGCCAGTATGCGGGCAAAGAAGGTGCTGGCGATGTCCTCGGCGTACCCGGAATTCATGTCGAATCAAAATACACGGAACGTCTAAATTTATATGCCGCCATGGATCAAGCTGAGGAGGATTGTGGCAAAGAGATACCAGTGGTGTTTCATCGTAAGAACCTGCGGCACTGGGTCGCAATAGTGAACCTAGATCAATTAGTAGAGTTGGCACGAGCAATAGTGGAGATCGTCGATGAATGAGTATTGGAGTGGATTTGCGGCAGGGGCTGGAGCAACAGTCGCAGTGCTTGCAGGCACGATTTTTTATTGGCTGTTTGGGGCAGTTAAAAAAGGCATGGGGGCAATGAGTAATGAGAGCGACATTCGAAAACCGTGATTCGCAAATGGATGAATTACGGATCGTGAGAAGGTTTACGACATACCTAAAGGAAGAGCAGGGGCAGACACGCGAATTTAAGAAGATGCCTATCTATTCGCCGGTGGACTTTGCTATTTGCAATTCACGTAAAGTGACAGGATGGCTGGAGGTGCGTTCGCAGAACTTCAACTACGACGACCACAGGCATGTCGTAATCGATCTAAGGAAGCTGTACAAGCTGCGTGATTGGGCTGAATGGTCAGGTGACGCACCAGTTTATTTTGCTGTTGGGTTTACTGACGGAATCACCGCGGTTGCCAACATAGAAAAG